ATGGCATCGAAAATCATGTTTCTTGGTCTTGGGGTAGTACCACAGTCATTAATGGACATAATTCTAAAGAAAAAACTGTTTGCCCCAGATGATATTATCGTAATTGATAAAAACGAAAAAGCGCTTGATTTTTTCAGATCCCATGGCGGCAAGGAAGAAAATATACTTAGAGTCAAAGTTGATAAAGATAATTATATGGAAATTTTTGAACACTTAAAGCGAGATGATTTTTTAATTGAGCTTGCAAATGACATCGATGATCTGGTACTGACCACAGAATGTACTAAAAGAGGAATTCATTTCGTTACCACTTCGGATGGCTGGTTTTCCACAAAGGATCCTAATGATCAATGCTATGAAGAGCATCTTCAGGAGACACTTAAGATTGCCAGAACTTATCCTAAGTGCCCTACATCCATTATGAATTTTGGAATAAATTCAGGTGTGATCAATGTTTTGATCAAGAAAGCCCTGATAGATATCGTAGAAGAAGATGATACTTCTTTTGTTACAGAAAATCGTGAACACCTGAGAGAACTCATAAAAGAAGACAAATATGCTCAATTGGCCAGAGAATTGCAGGTGACCTATTTGATTGAGTCCGATTACGATACAACAGAGACAAGCATCGTCGAGCCTAAGCCGGACACAGCTTATTCAACCTGGAATCCGGTTGATTTCTATAATGAAATGAACGGAAGAGCATGCATGATCGTAGGAACTGATACCAAATTATCAGAAGCACTTGAAGTAATGGGTGCAAATGTAGATCAGATCCATGCATTTGACCCGGATAGTAGAATGCTGGAGTTAAAATATCCCGGTAAATTATCCAGAGTTAAAGCTGTGATAAACGATCAGATCATAGAAGGCTGTGCTGATGATCACGAAGAACTACATTCTATACGTGAATACTTCTCTATATGGAATGAAGATGGTGAACTGGAATATGCTCCATCAGTTATTTTTTCATATCTTCCCTGTGATATCGCGCTAAAAACCGCTCTTCTGGGGCATGTCGACGAATACCACGTAATATGTGAAGATGAGATGATTTCCGGTGGTGAAGCAATTGGTATGCTGGTTCAAGGCAACAACTTTAACAGCAGATATGTTGGAACCGAATCATATCTGGGAGACGGATGTATCGGTGCTCCTCCCGCATTCCTTGTTGCAGTTTCAATTTATGCTGCTCTAATATATGTTTTCAAACATCCTGATTCGGGAATCCTTTATCCCGAACAATTGGATGTAGATGAAATAATTTCTTATATTTCGCCATATTTGCCGGTGATATCAAAGAAAAGCCAACTTCTTGATACAGCCAATATTTAGTTAACTCAGTAAGTGCTTTTTATCGAGGCTGTCGAATGACGCGACAGCTTCGAATATAAAATAAACAGATTTAAATTTGTTCTTGACATCAAAATACCATTTCTGTATAATTCCTTTTGTTCGCAAGAAAGTGACGAAAAAAATACGCGCGAGTAGTAGAGTGGTACTACGTCGCCTTGCCAAGGCGAAGATCGCGGGTTCGATCCCCGTCTCGCGCTCGATTTTTTAAAGAGGAATCCTTGATTTTTCAAGGGTTCCTTTTCTTTTTATCTAAGATTCACATGTAGACAGTTTTAGACAGCTGATTCAAAGTGCTTCTTTGATCAAATCGTAGGTTTCCTGTTCTGTTAATGGATTAAATATATAAGACAGGGTTGTAGACAGATTGGTGTGCCCCAACTGCTTACGGATCTCATCAACAGGAACACCTGATACACTAAGATTTGATGCATATGTTTTTCTAATCTTATGAGAACTCTTAGTCTTTAGATCCATGCGCTCTGCATACTTCTGTAAAACGTAGTTTATCTTTCTTGATGTAAGTCTTTTACCGTCTTTCTTGAAGATGTAATCGTCCTTATCATAATTATCCGGACGAAGCATCAACAGGATGCTGTATGCTTTCGGAATAAGTGCTACAAAGCGGTCTCGACTAGTCTTTGTATGGTCTACAACAGAAAAGACATTTGTTTCCTGATCTCTGACTTCTTCACGCATTACATGAAGGTGATTTAAGCCTACTATATCGCCCCATTTAAGCGCTGTAAGTTCTCCGACACGTAATCCTAGATAGAAGTTTACTTTGACGGCTAAATAGGCTGATTCGTGAGTTTCCTGATACTTTAGATCAAGGTATTTCATAAGAGAATCTAATTCCTCTGTATTATAGGTTTCAGATTCTCCTGTTTTACGATTTACCTGACGGAATTTCACCATGATTCTGACATCTTTCATAGGGTTTTCTTTGATCTCATGCTTACGAAAAGCGAGATCAAACATACCATTCAAGATGGTTTTCACATTGGTGAATTCCTTGTTGGTAAGGTTATGCTCTTTTATCAGAGTATTACAAAGTTTCTCCATATAGATCACATCAAGTTTACAAATGCTTTTGCTGTCTACATCCTTGTCTACAAAATACTTTTTGTAATGCTGTTTGTGACGGATTATAGTGTTCTTACTGCTGGCAAGATTTGACTTATATTCAAGCCATTCTAAAAACAGTTCGTGGAATGTTTTCTTGTCAATGTTCTGTGAAAAATAAACTTCGTAGAGCTTTAAATACAGATCGTTTTCGGTCTGTGCTTTGAGACTCTTACGCTTTCCGGTTGTCTTATCCTTATATGTAGTTTGCCACCGTTTACAAAGACTGTTGGTGCAACTACACTGAATTCTGCTATGAACAAGGCATGCGGCGCAAACAAGAAGAAGTTCAGTCTTGTGTTCATGCACAGTGATGTCGCAACAGGACTCGAGAACTTAAATCTCATTGAGCACCTAAAGTATACCGACAAGGACGGAGTTCAGCGTGATCTTGACCTTGGCACTTGGAACGGAAAGCTCGTTGTCATTGATGATGACATGCCTACAAAGGCAGCAGTATCTACAGCCGGTGTTTGGGATATCGAAGTTAAGACAGCTGCTACAGCAGGCGACAAGATTGAGATTTGTGGAACAACTTTCACATGGGTAGCAAACGGTGAGACTCCGGCTGCCGATGAAATCGAGCTTCCTTCCACAAATAATATCACAAACGAAGCGACTGCAATCTACACCAAGCTGAATGCGATCACCACAGGTGACATCGCAAAGTTTACATGGGCAAACGGAACAGCAAAGCACGTGACTGCAACACAGAAGAACACAGCGCCTGGTGCTATCTGCACAGCTGAGGTTGATTCCGGTGCCGCAACAATGGTGATTGCTCTTACAAACACAACTGAGCCCGTTGAAGCTACTGACTACACCTCATACATCCTTGGTGAAGGCGCTATAAGCTATGAGGATGTGGGAGCAAAGGTTCCTTACGAGATGGCGAGAAATGCTGCACAGAACGGTGGCGAGGATACTCTTTACATCAGACAGCGTAAGTGTTTCGCACCTTTCGGCATTTCTTACGAAAAGGCTGTTCAGGCTAGTCTTTCACCTACTGACGCAGAGCTCCAGAACGGTGCGAACTGGATACTCGTTCACACAGGCGAAGTACAGGCATCTGACAGGTCCTACATCAACCACAAGGCAATTCCTATTGCAAGGATCATTTCAAGAGGTTGAAGCCCGGAAAGGTCAGGTGATGAATCATGACTTTTGATGTGGCAAGCGTTGCAAGCCGTTTAGCGTCACTTGGTTATACAGTCAAGGAAACAGATTCTGCTTCCTTGACTTTCTGTGTGGAAAAGGTCAGAAACACGATCAAGAATGATGTTAATTTGAATGATGTACCAGAGGGACTCGTTCATATTGCCATAGATATGGCTTGCGGCGAATTCCTCAAAGGCAAGCTGACATTTGCGCCGGATGATTTATCCGGTTTTGATTTAAGTGTTGCCGTGAAGCAGATAACGGACGGTGATACAACTACAATATTCGCTGTCGGAGACGGTTCAAAGACCCCTGAGCAAAGACTGACATCTTTTATCGATTACCTTTTATCCTACGGAAAGGAACAGTTCCCCTGTTTCAGGCGGATGAGATGGTAAGCACGGCGGTTCTTGCTGCACGACAGGCGGCAAGGGTGATTCATGAAGCGAATCACTATGACGGGATTTTCACTGTCACAATCTACGCAAAGGTAAAAGATCCAGTAACAGGGCTGACCACAAGGTCAGAACAACCGGTACAGGGGCTTACGGATGTTCCGTGCCATCTGTCAATAGAAAGCAAGACAGCGGCAATACAATCGGAGTCAGCGGCGGCAGTTGCACAGGTCACCAAGCTGTTCACGCAGCCTGATGTGGTTATCCCATCCGGATCCAAGATCACAGTGACGCAGGCAGGAGTGACGAAAGCATATAAACGCAGTGGTATTCCTGCGGTTTACATCTCACATCAGGAGATAGTCCTTGATGTGTTCAATGGGTGGTCATAATGGCACGGTTTGGCAGATTTGACCTAAGCGGTATGAAGGAACTCCAGAAGGACCTTCAGAAGCTACAGGATACGGATGAGTTTGCTGAAGCCTGTGCGAAAGAGTTAGCGGCACGTCTGCTTGCAAAGGTCATCAAAAGAACGCCGGTAGGTGAATACTCAAAGGAAACGGGAAAGAAGGGCGGCACTTTAAGGCGAGGATGGACTGGTGAAAAGCGCCAGGATGCCAAAGCTTATGTTGACAGTCTGAAGGTGAACCATTTCGGCGATACATATGTCATCGAGATCATCAACCCTGTTGAATACGCATCCTATGTTGAGTTTGGGCATCGTACCGCAAATCACAAGGGATGGGTCACAGGCAAGTTCATGATGACTATTTCAGAGAATGAGCTGGAAGAGATAGCGCCTAAAGTGTTGAAAGCAAAGTTAAAAAAGTATTTAGGGGGTGCATTCAAATGATTGTGAATGACATCATTTCCGCAATCAGCATTGCCCTGAATGCGGAATTCAACCCGGAGGTCGAAGAAGCACGGTATGAAGTTACTGCCGAAGAGATAAAGCAGGGGCTTCAGGAACCGTGTTTTTTCATTAAGTGCATCAACCGGGCACATGAGCAATTCCTCAGTAGGCGGTATCATCAAGGGTCACAGTTCGTCATCCAGTATTTCCCGGAATCCTCCACGGGATATGAAGCTGAGTGCAACGATGTGGCTGACAGACTTACGTGGTGTTTGGAATACATCACATGCGTTGGTGATACCAGACCTATAAGAGGCACCGGTATGCATGCCGAAGTCAATGACGGGGTACTGAGTTTCTTTGTCAACTATGATGGTTTTGTGTTGAAACCATACAGCGAGGTTGTCATGGAGACCCTTGAATCAGCAGTTGGAACAGAATGAGGTAATAATCATGGCTGATAAGAAAACAGCACAGGCGGAGGCTTCTGAGGCAAAATTCAGCAAGGCTCAGCTGTGCGCATCAAAGAGATATGTCGAAAGACGTGATGTGCTTTATGCGATGCTTGATGATTCGAAGGAATACACTTTAGCAGAAGCAGATAAGGCAATAGAAGAATTTATGAAAATGAAAGGATAAGGTGAAGTGATATGGCATTAGGCGGTGGTACTTTCCTTACGGAAAATAAAATTTTACCCGGCTATTACATGAATGTCGTTTCAAGAGCAAGCGCAAGTGCTACACTTTCAGATCGAGGAACAGCGACAGTTCCGCTGGAACTTGACTGGGGCGTTGAAAACGCCATTTTTACGGTAACCAATGAGGATTTTGAAACGAATTCACTCAAGATTTTCGGTTACCCATATGACTCTGACAAGATGAAGGGACTTCGAGACCTTTTCAAGGGCGCAAAAACTCTTCATACATTCAATCTTTGCAGTGTCAACAGTGGCGCGGCAAAGGCGGACTGCACTTATGCGACAGCAAAGTATAAGGGTGTAGCCGGTAATAACATTAAGATCAAGATCGCGGCGAATGCAGATGATAACACCAAGTTTGATGTTACAACACTGTATTCATACGACGGAACCAATTTCAACGAAATGGATGTTCAGACTGTTGCTACAGCGGCAGGACTTGTAAGCAATGACTGGGTTGATTTCAAATCAGGTGCGACACTTGCTGCTACAGCCGGAACAGCACTTACAGGCGGTGCCAACGGTACAGTTGACGGAACAGCATATCAGGCATATGCGGACAAGATCACAGCTTACAGCTTCAATGTTATGGGTATCCTGTCAACTACTACAGCTGTCAAGAATCTGTTCATCAGCCTGGTCAACAGATTACGTGATCAGCTTGGAATTAAGTTCCAGCTTGTACTCCATCAGGCAGTTGATACATGCCATCCCGATTACATTGGCGTTATCAGTGTTGAAAACGACATAGATAACACCAGTGTTGATACCGGATATCCTGTTTCAGCGGCAGTTTACTGGGTAACAGGTAAGGAGGCAGGTGCCAATGTGAATGAGTCTATTCAGAACACTGTTTATAACGGTGAGTTTAAGATTCAGACAGATTACACACAGGCACAGCTTGAGCAGGCGCTTACAGCTGGTAAGTTCATCTTCCATAATCAGAATAACGATGTCTGTGTTTTGGAGGATATCAATACATTTGTTACTGTTACTGATGTGATGGGCGAAGTATTCCAGGACAACCAGACTATCAGAGTAATAGATCAGATTGCCCTCGATGATGCAACGCTTTTCAACGGCAAGTACAACGGACATGTGCCGAATGACGCTTCCGGAAGGAACAGCCTCTGGTCAGACCTCGTTAAAATCAGACAGGAACTTAATGACATGCGTGCCATTGAGAATTTCAAGGATACAGATGTTACAGTTTCACAGGGCGATACCAAGAAGTCTGTAAGGGCAAATTCTGAGATTCAGATTGTTAACACCATGGGCAAGCTGTACATGACCGTTGTGGTTGTCTGAAAGGATGGTGAGATAAATGCCTAATAACGTAACTATAAAATCACGTGATACCATTGCTGCAAAGCTTGCAGAGTGCTTCGTCACTATCGGTTCACGTCGCTACAACTTTATGCAGATGATCGACATGGAAGCTAAGGTTGAGAAGACCAAGGCTGAGGTACCACGACTGGGTGCTGTTATGGTCGGTCACAAGACCGTTGGGATGACTGGTACATTTTCCGGTACTGCCCACTATAACCAGTCAGTGCTTCGTCAGATGCTTCTTGACTACAAGAACACAGGCGAGGATGTTTATTTCGAGATGCAGATAACAAACGAGGACCCTACATCCGCTGCAGGGCGTCAGACCATCATTCTGTATGACTGCAATACAGACGGCGGTGTTCTCGCAAAGTTCGATGCTGACGGTGAGTACCTTGATGAGGATATCGAGGGTACATTTGAAGATTTCAGCATGCCTGAGAGCTTTGCGAACCTTACAGGTTTCCTTACAAACTAAGCTTTAGCCCTTATATGGCACTCACATAAAGCCATATAGGGGCTTTTGAATACTCAGATGGATAATTGAAAGGGTGAAAGAAAAATGTCTAAATTTGCGCTTTTTATGAAGCAGAACAAAGAGCAGAAGCCTAACGAAACATATGCGCCGACTGCCACACTGAAAGATGAGAATGGAAACCCACTTGAGTGGGAGTTCCGCCGTATCACATCCAAAGAAAATGATATCATCCGCGACGAATGTACCACAGAGGTGCAGGTCACAGGAAAGCCAAATCTTTTCAGACCAAAGGTAAACGCATCCAAGTATCTGGCTAAGCTCATCGTTTCGGCAACTGTCTTCCCGGATCTTCTTGACACTGAGCTTCAGGATTCATACGGTGTGAAAACTCCGGAAGATCTTCTGTACGCCATGGTAGATGATGCCGGTGAATATCAGCAGTTCGGCGTGTGGATGCAGAAATATCAGGGATTTACAAAATCCTTTGATGATAAGGTCGAAGAAGCAAAAAACTGATTGAAGGTGACGGTGAAGACTGGGAAGCCAATTATGCATACTATGCATTGCATAAACTTCACATGTTACCATCTGAGTTCCTAGGGCTTGATGAAAATGAAAAAGCATTTGTATGCGCAGCCATTGACATCAAGCTGAAACATGACAAGGAACAGCAAAAGCAAGCGAAACAAAAGAAAAAGCACAAATAAGAGAGGGTCATAATATGGCTGGTATAAGTACGGGCATTGAACTAAATGATGGCTTCTCGCAGCAGATTTACAGCATGATCAATGCGGTAAATGCCGGTGTATCCGCCATGGAACAGCTTGAGAGCACCATGGATGCAAATGTGAGCATGGATGGTATATCTAACATCCATGATGGCGTTAACCGTGCGGCTGAAGCTGTGAACGATCTCATTCAGTCAATGGCACAGCTACATAATACTGACCCATATTCCGAAAACAGTATGCCTTCTCCGATGGAGACAAGCCCGGAGACGGCTCAGCCACGTGCGCCCCCTGAATGGATGCATGACGGTTTACAGGTTTTCACGAATACGGGCATTGAACGTTTTGAACAGGAAGTTCAGAACACGGACACAATGATGTCCGCACTGACTGAAAAGCTTCAAAGAACAGCACAGATTGCATCAGGAATGGATATCATGCCGGATGGAGCTGTGCAGGATATTCAGTCAGTTCAGACACGCCTTCAGGGCATTCAGCAGCATATCCAGTTGATAGAATCAAACCCATTGAACATGGGAACTGCCGAAGCCAACGAAGGGCTTGAGACACTACGATCACAGCTCTATCAGGCAGAAAAAGCACAGGACGCACTGAACGCCGCACTGGAAGACATGGATGTCGAAGCCGCCAATGAAGCATATATTCAATTATCCAATACCGTAAGCAACACCGAAAGATATATTCGCGATAACACCGATGAGCAGGGCAGATTTAACAGTGTCATCGATGAAGGAACAGAATCTGCATTCAGTCTTCAAAAGGCGATTGCGGGAGCAGTTGCAGCGTTTGCCGGAGTAGCCGGAATACGTAAGGCGATAGGATGGATTCAGGACACGACAGAAGCCTTTAACATCCAGAGGAACGCGGAAACGCAGCTGATGACGGTTCTCGGCAACATGGTTGATTATGCGGAAGTTCCTGAATTCATAGTTGGAATAGATGACACACTTGCCTTGGATGAAGCCGGTGAACTGATAAGCAAGATTGACGGTATGAAGGTCGAGATCTCACCCGAGATGAAGACTGATTATCTGTTGAATCAGTTCGATACATTATCAGCAAAAGCATCAGAGATTCAAAGTCGCGGAATGTTCGGCGATGAAGCGATGATGGCTGCCGCTGGTGAATTTGCGACATATATGTCAGATGTTGATGCCATCAGTATGATGATGGATACATTGACAAACTATGCGACCGGTATGTCAGGTGGTGGTGAAATTGATACCACGCAGATGGTGGATTATGCCACTAACCTTGGTAAGATCATGACCGGTGCCTATGACGCGATGACCAAAAAGGGCTTCGAATTCACGGATGCACAAAAAGCGGTCATAAAGGGCAGTGCGACAGAAGCACAGTACATCGAAGCTCTGGGCGAAGATTACATCAACATGTCTGAGGACATGAGATCGGCAACAGTTATTGCAGATATCATCAACGAGTCATGGGTCGGTCTGTATGAGACAATGTCGGATACACCACAAGGCAAGATTCAGCAGATGACTAACAAGTTCGGCGATATGAAGGAAATGGTCGGTGGTCAGTTGTATCCGTACGTGATGCTGTTTGTTGATTCTATCCTCGAAAATTCCGACACAATTCAGGGAGTGCTGAATGGATTTACCGAAGCTTTGCAATTCGTCATGGGAATTCTTTCATCCCTGATAGAAATAGCTTTTCAGGTGGCCTCGGTCATTATAGACAACTGGTCAATCATAGAGCCGATAATCGCCGGTGTTGCGGGTGCTTTATTGGTTTATTATGGGGCACAGCTTGCGGCAAATGCAGTATCTGTCGTCAGTGCAGGTATTCACCTGGCAATGGCTGCAGCGCAGATGGCACAGGCCGCAATGACAGGAACACTTACAGCGGCAACGGCGGCACAGATTGCAGCACAGGAAGGGCTGAACGGAGCAATGTACGCATGTCCTATTGTATGGATCGTCATGCTCGTTATTGCTTTGATAGCAGCTTTGTATGCGGCGGCATCCGCGATTGCACATTTTACAGGAATAGCAAACTCCGGATTGGGAGTCATTGCCGGTGCTATAGGCGTGGTTATCAGATTCTTTCAGGAATTATGGTCAGCCGCATGCACAATTCTTTCAGCCATAGGTGCAGGTGCGGTAGCGCTGGGTAATAATATGGTGGCGGCGTTCCACAACAGTATCGCCAATGTAAAGACTTTCTTTTATGACCTGTTATCGACAGCGATGTCGGTCATCAGTCAGATAGCATCAGCATTGTCACAGCTTCCGTTCGTTGAATTTGATGCATCAGGTCTTGCCAGCGCGGCAGGTGACTATGCAGCAAAGGCACAGGCGGCGCAGGACAGCAAGATGGAGTACCAGGATATCGGTGCTGCATTCCAAGAGAAGATGGCCGGTTTTTCCGCGTTCCAAAGCGGGTGGGTATCAGATTCATTCAAAGCCGGTGCAGCTGTCGGTGATAGCATCGCGGATAGTATTGGAGATGCATTGTCATTTGACAACCTTTTCAATGTTGATTCACTGACTGATATGGGCGATCTTGCTACCACCATTGCGAATGGTACAGGTGCCGGCCTTGAAGGTTCCGGAGTTCCGAGTGCCGCCGGTGGCACAGCAGATAATACCGGCAAGATGGCAAAAGAGCTGTCAAAGACATCGGAAGATCTGAAATATTTGCGTGACATTGCAGAACAGGAAACTGTGAACAGATATACGCTGGCAGAAGTCAATGTCGACATGTCAGGAATGAGCAATCACATCAACAATGAAATGGATCTGGACGGCGTGATTGGAAGAATGACTGATGCTGTAAACGAAGCTATAGATAATATTACGGAAGGGGTACATCAGTAAATGAGCAGAAGCGGTTATGATGTGTATATCGGCAAGTGCTTATTGCCGGTGGCACCTGAAAAAATACAAGTAAAGATAAAGAACCAGAATAAGACACTGAACCTAATAAACGAAGGTGAGGTGAACATTCTGAAAAATGCCGGACTTACGGAAGCTGAATTCGAATTCATCGTACCGCAGGTCCGGTATCCTTTTGCGGTATATAAATCTGGGTTCAAGGACGCGTCATATTACTTGAACTTCCTCGAAAAGACTAAAAAAGGACATAAGAAAGTTCAGTTCATCATCTGCCGTCGCACAGTTGGCGGTAAAGGACTGTTTAATACCAACTTGAAGGTGTCAGTTGAAGACTGGGCTATCACTGATGATGTGAAAGAAGGCTATGATCTTACTGTCAAAGTGAAGCTGAAACAGTGGCGAAACTATGGCACCAAAACAGTGACCATCAAACAGCCGGAACTCGAATCTGTAATAGCTCAGATGGAACCGGACCGTGAATCCGACAATTCACCTGCGCCAACTACGCAGCCGTTGACGTATACAGTCCAGAAAGGTGACTGCCTTTGGAAGATAGCCAAACAGTTCTATGGTAATGGTTCAGCATATAATGTGATCTTTAATGCAAACAGTAACCAAATCAGCAACCCAAACCTGATTTATCCCGGACAGGTTCTGGTGATTCCGACGGTATAAGGGGGTGTATGAATTTTGGATATTCAACTGTTAATATCTGCCGCTGATGTCGCTGACACCGGCGGCACAGTGTATGAACCATCAATTCAGGATGGACTTGAACTGACATTAAGTCGAAAAGGAAGTCCCGGAAAGCTACAGTTCAAAGCTATCGGGGACAGTGTATTGAAAATTGAAGAAGGAAACGCAGTCAGGCTGACAGTAAACGGAACACCCGTGTTTTACGGATTTGTGTTTAAAAAGAAGTATGACAAGAATCGGATCATGACTGTTACGGCATACGACCAGCTCAGATATCTGAAGAATAAAAACACTTATGTCTATGAGGGGAAAACGGCCACACAGTTCATTCAGATGATTGCGGATGACTTCAAGCTTCAGGTCGGAACATTGGAAGATACCAAATATGTGATTCCATCAAGAGTGGAAGAAAATACCACATTGTTTGACATGATCGGCAATGCACTTGACCTGACGCTGCAGAATAACAAAGAAATGTATGTGCTTTACGATGATTTCGGAAAGCTGACTCTGAAAAGCCTTGAGAGTATGCGCATAGGCGATGCCGCATCAGGTCAGTTTTTGATGCTGGATGAAGAAACGGGTGAAAACTTTGATTATGAATCGTCCATAGATGACAACACATACAATAAGGTCAAATTGACCTACGACAATGATCAGACTGGTAAACGTGATGTTTACATCACGGAAAGCAGTGAAAATATAAATAAATGGGGCGTCCTACAGTATTTTGACACTATAAAAAAGGGTGAAAACGGGCAGGTAAAAGCCGAGGCGTTATTACAGCTGTACAACCAGAAGACGCGGAAGCTTAAACTGACAAAACAGTTCGGCGACTGCCGTGTAAGAGGCGGCTCGTTGGTCGTAGTGAATCTGATGTTGGATGATTTTCAGATCAAAAATTTCATGCTGGTAGAGCAGGTGAAACATACCTTTAATCATGGTGAGCACTGGATGGATGTAACACTTCGAGGGGGTGAATTTGTTGGCTGATGGAACTGAACTTGTAAATGCAATGAAAAAGGCAGCGCTTGATGCAATGGAAGCTAAGAAACCGGTCAATATTGTGTTTGGAACTGTAATGAGTGCAGCACCGCTCGTTATAGTGACTGAACAGCAGATGATGCTCGGTCAAAATCAATTGATTCTATCCCGCAATGTGACAGCCTACAATGTTCCGGTAGCGGTCAACTGGACTACCGGAAGCAAAGAAGGTCATACACATCCTGTTTCGGGTTCCAAAGTCTTGACCATCAACAATGGGTTGGTAGTTGGTGACAAGGTTTGGATGATACGCGAGCAGGGAGGTCAGAGATTTCTCGTTGTTGATAGGGTGGTGGGAGTATGATTCCGTCAACATCCGGATTCCTCCAGCAGGATTTCACGGTTACGGAACAACCAACCAAAACATACCGGATGGACATTCAGAATGAAGATTCGGTAAAAGGCTATACTGATGAGCTTGAAGCAATGCGACAGGCTAACTATAAAATTTTAAACACTGAACGGTATAAATACGTCATGTACCCATGGTCATATGGCTTTGAGGTCAATGATCTGTTCGGGGAACCTGTAAGTTACGTGTGTCCTGAGCTGGAGCGCCGGATCACGGAAGCACTTCTTACCGATACCCGCAATACAGAAGTAAGCGACTTCGAATTTGATACGACTGCTCGGCACACAGTCAAAGCGAAATTCGTAGTTCATACCGTTTATGGCGACTATGAAGAAGAAAGGACGGTAAACATCTGATGTATGAATCAGTAACGTATGATGTGATATTGCAGCGGATGCTTGACCGGGTATCGGACAAACTTGATAAAAGACCAGGTGCAGTAATTTGGGATACACACTCGCCGACAGCCATTGAGCTACAGGTTCTGTATATAGAGCTTGATCAGATTTATAAAGAGACCTTCGGTGATACTGCATCCCGTGAATTCCTCATCAAAAGAGCTAAAGAGCGTGGTCTGTCGCCGTATCCGGCAACCAGTGCCGTTTTGCGTGGTGAATTCACACCGTCAACTATTGATGTTATCGGAAAGCGATTCAACCTGTCATATCTGAATTATGTTGTTACAGAGAAGATTTCTGACGGTGTTTATCAGGTCACCTGTGAGACACCCGGCGAATCAGGCAATCAGCATTTCGGTTCCTTGGTTCCCATCGATTACATTGACGGACTTGAAACGGCAACATTAACAGATGTGCTGATTCCCGGTGAAGACGAAGAGGATACCGAAGAGTTCAGAACACGATATTACAACTCTTTCAACGATCTTGCTTTCGGTGGTAATCTTACGGATTACAAGAATAAAGTAAAAGCTTTATCTGGCGTGGGTGATGTAAAGATCACGAGAGTATGGAATTCAGACATACACCCAGCGGACATGATCCCGTCATCCGCTGTTCAATCGTGGTATTCGAGTTATATTGAGACTGTCAGTGATGCAGATGTCAAATTATGGCTACAGACAGTCTATGCAGCAGCTCTCAACAAAAAACTGACCGTTGGCGGTACGGTCAAACTAACCATCATTGCATCTGACTACAGCGTTCCATCCAGCACACTGATCAATACAGTACAGACAGCTGTGGATCCGGAGCAAAACGCCGGTGAAGGTGTTGGATTTGCACCGATCGGGCATGTAGTAAATGTAATAGGTGTGAGTGCTACTGCAATTAATATCACAGCACACATCACTTTTAGCGATGGCTATTCATGGGATACACTTGAAATCTCTGTAAAGAATAGCATTTCCGCATATCTTCTGACCTTGCGTCAAGGCTGGGCGGATGAAGACAGCACTACTGTCAGAATAGCGCAGATTGAAAGCTGTATTTTAGGAACCACAGGTGTGATAGATGTTTCAAATACAACTATCAACGGTGCGGAAGAAAATCTGACATTAGGAAGGGATGAAGTGCCTGTGCTTGGTACGGTGACACCTATATGATAAGAGAAGTTGACCTTAATTCCTATTTACCGCCTTATTTGAAGGGATATAAAGAAATTGCAGAAGCGTTAAAAGCAGAGGATCCTGAATTCGGGTTGCTCTGGGAGCAGGTAGACAGACTGCTTAAAAATCAGTTCATAGAAGATGCTGACGAATATGGCATTTCACGGCGCGAAGAGATCCTCGGCATTTTGCCATCGAATTTAGATACGCTTGAATCACGACGCTCAAGAGTCCAGACACTATGGTGGAATCCAACACCATACAGCATCAGAGCATTTACGGCGAAGATTGCGGACTTGTGTAGTGAGAATGGTTATGAAATCGATAAGTCGAAGTTACAGGAATATTGGCTTGGACTTACGACGCATCTGTCGAAATACGGACAGCTTGATAATCTCAGACAGCTTGTTGTTGGAATGCCGCCTTGCAATATGGTGGTTGATGTTATCAATGAAATTGTCACGCAAATCTGCGCTGCTGTTGTATATGCCGGAACAGTCCTTACGGTCGGTTCTGTACAGCATCTTGATAACGATATCCACTCGGACGATGAGCTCTATATCAATCCTAAGGCCCTTGTAGCTGCAGTCGGCGAGATATACGAAGACTGTGAGGGCAATTTCGCGCGTGCTGAGCATGAAGATCTGACCACGAAAGAGCAGTGTGTAGGAACAGGAATCACCTGTGGCATGGCAACAACATTGAGTATGTAAAGAAAGGGGATGTGAATAAATGGCAATTTTTACGCAGGGCGTTCTTACCAAAAAGGGACAGGCTCTGATTGCAAAATGCGAAGCATCCGGTGATGGTATCAGCATCACAAAGGTGAAGACTGGTTCGGGTGTTCACAATAATGTCAGTGCTGAAACATTGGAACAATTTACTGCACTCATCCATGAGGAGCAGAGCTTCGGCATAAGTGACCTGGCAACAATTGAAGGAAATAATGGTGTGGCTGTTATAACGGCGGTGTTGAATAACCGTGGGTTAACACAGCTTTATTACCTGAATGAGCTCGGAGTATATGCTGAAGATCCGGACGAAGGTGAAATCCTTTATCTTCTTCTGGTAACAGAGACGAACAGCATGTATATGCCGCCCGAGAACAGTAGCGGAATAAGTACCATCACTGAAAGAATCTATGTTGAGGTGACTAACGCTCAAAGAACCACTATAAATTATGACGGAGCTGTGGTTTCGGCAACCGAGTTCATAGCTTTACGTCAGATCGTGAATTCTGTCATACAGCATCTTACAGGTGGAACTGCCGGACAGATGCTGTATAAGACGGGTTCTGAAGATTATGCGTATGAATGGGACGATAGTAATGTTATTACGGATTCATATGCGAATTTCCCTGAGGAAGGGCGCAGTGATGCGGTCTATATAGACAGGGATTCTTCGGAAATCTATGTGTGGAAAGTCATTAACAGTGGAACAGGAGAGATGGGATACTTCAAACTTCCTCTGGGCGCTGAGGCTTCACAAACATTACAGAGTCAGATAACCACCAATGCAAACAATATTGCAGCGCTGACAACAAAACTACACGAAACCGTTGTGACAGTCACTGCTAATGGGTGGGTTCAGGGCACACAGGACGATGAGGTGATATTCACCAATGAGATCACGGTGAGCGGTATGACTTCCAATGTTGCATTGAACGTATATCCGGTAACTCAGGCGGATACGATTCAGGGTATCGAAGCCGAGAAAAAGGCTGCCAACATGTTCTGTGGACGTGGAATAGCAGAGAGCGCGACCGGTAAGATTGTTCTGACTATTCCCAAGAAGAAGCCGGCGGTAGATTTTGGTCTTGGTTTTACGGGGGTATAAGTCATGAGAGCGAATATTATTTATGGTGGCGGTGATTCGGTCGATTACGATGAGCTGACCGCCACAAGATCAGATGTCCCTGAAGGGCTTACATTTCTCGGGCATAATTCGGATGGAGATCCTGAGACGGGTGAGCTCCCAAATATGCAGAACATGCACAGTGCTCCGGGATATTCTGAGAACCGTCCGGACATCCCGATACATCAGGCAACATTTATTGGATATACGCTTGATACTTCCGGTGATGAGAAGATCGTGTTCACTGTTCCACACGGCGTATACCCTGGTGATGACTCAGCGTATGTAGGATGTGATCCAGAAGATATCGGTCTAAATGCCGATGTTATAGCCAATGGTCACGAAACTGCCGGTATAGTGGGGACTTACGGTTCTGACGGTAACCTTCAGGCGAAACATCTGATAACGGGCGAAGTTGGCTACGGAGCGAACGGGAAAGTTATAGGTTCGGCTGCAAACCGCGGTGCTGTCACAAGAACTCTTTCAGCTGGGGAAAGCTACACCATCAATGAAGGATTCTTTTCCGATGGAAAGATTACAGCGAAAGACCTTACATCACAGACCGTGGGCACAGCGGCCGCGGGAAATATCCTGAAAAACTTTATCGCATGGGTGAATGGCACAAGAATCGTCGGGACGATGAAACATATCACAGACGATGCATCTATCACATATACGTCTGACAACGGAACGAAAGTGGTGGTCGGTGATGCCTGCTTTGTATCAAAGAACAGCGATAATGTAGACCGCTTTCAGGTGCGATACAACGGCACACAAGGATTCATCACTCCTAATACGCTATTTGCAATAGGGCTCGACAAACTTCGTTCTGCGCTTGAACTAACGGCCGCAAAGATAAAGAAGGGCGAGAGCATTGCCGGAATAACCGGAACATGGTACGGGAATAAGAAGGCAATAAAAGCTTTTGCTGCGCGCGGATTCGGAACATCTTCAAATAGCTGGATAACATCGGACAGCGAATCCTTTACAATGCCGGCAAACGGTACGGTCTATTATGGCGGTGCTACTGGTGATTACAATGGTTCTGGCAGTGGTACTTGTCGGATTTATAAAAATGGTACAGTCGTGGATAACCGCGATGTTACTGGAAACAGCTATAACTGGCGCGGTACCATGGTAAATAAATCATTCTCAGCTAATGCCGGAGACGTGATTACAGTAGAAGCTACTGCGCCATCAGGATCCACCGTATTATGTTTCATACAAGCAGTAATAGTTTATTAACCCCGGACGACTCCGGGGTTTTTGATTTGAAGAAAGAAGGTATATAAAATGGCTGAATTCAAACAGGGCGTATTGACTACAAAAGGTTTGCAGCTGATAGCACTTGCACAGGCCGGGCAGACCAGTATTCAATTCACAGGATTTCAGGTGGGAGCCGGAGATTGGGGCGCGTCTCCGACATTAGCACAGCTTCAGGAAGCGACCGCCTTGAGATCAAGTAAAGGTTCGTTTCCAATCAGCAGATCCGAGTATGTTAACCCGGCGACTACAAAGCTTACATTGGTCGCTTCAAACCAGTCAAACACTACCGGTGGTTATTACGTCACTGAGGTCGGTATATTCGCAAAATGGACCGATAACACATCGTTTCTGTATGCGATATATGTGACAGAGCAGGACAAAGCAGACTGGTTCCCTGCTTATAACAGTATTACACCGTCAAGTATCACTTATAGCGTTCCTATTACAGTGGCGAATGCAACAACGGTTTCCATCGATACATCAGCCGCCGGCATAGCGACCGAAGATGAAGTGCTACAGCTACAGGCCGATGTTGCGGATATAAAGGGATTCATCGGTTACAGCAGCAATCATATATTCGGTCTTGAAGTTGATTTTGTTAATAAACGCTTCACGCGTCTCGCTGGGGCCTTTGGCAAAACGCCAGGTGCGGATTTCGATGGTGTTCATTGCTTTGGCGGCAGAAGACGATGCAATGTCACAGACGGCGGTGTTGTAGTTGCTTATTATGGCGATGATGCATATACCGAGACCGGAGCTTTGGAAGTTGCTGTTACAGTTGGTGAAGTAGAATATGCTATTGGGACAGCTGTTCAGGTCATGGTCGAACAGCCTAAGTTTTATTACAAGGTCGTACCTCTTGATCTGGAAGAAATTAACGAAGGCGACGGTGCAGGCTATCATGCACGAAAGCTTAGATATTATGTTTGTGATGAACCCGAAACAGGCTTCAAAATTCATCCAGCTTTTGTTCGCGACGGCGTAGAAAACGATCTGATATATCTGTCGGCATACGAAGGATCTACTTATGATGTGTCTGAATCTGCTTACGTGACTGATGATGGTGGCTCGGTTGATTTCACCGCTAGCACAGGTGATATGCTTGCATCTATTGCCGGAGCAAAGCCGACATCAGGACTTACAAATGCCGGTGCAACAAGGGCAGGATTCAGAACCCTTGCAGAAAATCGAGGCACTGGTTGGGAACAGCAGTATGCCGCAACTGCATCTGCGTCACAGCTCCTTATGATGATCGAATATGGCACATTGAACATGCAATCCGCCATCGGACTCGGCGTCGTAAGTATCACAGATGATTCGAATTACAACTGTGCATCGTTGACCGGCAGTACATCGTCTTTAGGTAATGCTTCTGGACGTGCCGCATCTACCGTTAACACACAGGGTGAAACATCGACAACGGAAACAGCAGACGGCAAAACTGCTGTAACATACCGTGGAGAGGAAAACTTTTACGGTAATATCTGGCAATGGTTAGACGGAATGAATATCAAGAACCCGGCAACATTTGCTGATGGAGATATAACAGAGCATGTTTATGTCGCCGATCATAGTTTTACTGATGATTCGGAGGCATCACCTTATGTTGATACCGGAATTCATCCATGCTACACCACAGGCGGATGGATTAAAGCATTTGGCTACAGCGAAGACTTTGATTGGTTATTTATTCCGACACAGGTAGGTGGCGGTGCAAATTCCAGCGTTCCTGTAGGCGATTATCTTTATAACCAAAATTCAGGGTGGCGTGTCGCTAGGCTGGGCGCTCAATGGGGTGGCGGCTCGAAGGCGGGCGCTTTCTATCTGCATTTGACTGACTCGTCGGTCGATCGTCATCGGCATATCGGCGGCCGTTTGGTGTATATCCCCTCTGGATCAGCTGCATAATAAGAAAAAGAAAGGTGAAAAAATTAATGAAAGTATATCCAAAGACACGAAGCAATGCACAGCCTGATGTGAAAGTTATTGATGAATATTCAGTCTGGGTTGCATCTGATATCCAGCAGATTTCTGAGCCCGGCACTACAGAGGAAGATTCCGGTTTTGAGGGATATGAATATACCCTTACGCAATACGACAAGGACGAGTATATCAGACTTATCGATGATAGAGCTGCCGAACTGGAAGAGGCTCTGACCGATACAGAGACAGCGCTCACAGAACTGTACGAATCCATCATGTAAAGAAAGGACGGTGGGGAATATGTCAAGAGCAATGGCGAAGGTTTATGCAAACCTTATTATCAAAGGGGTTAAGACGATCAATGATGTTCCGGAAAAAATCAGATCGGAAGTGGTGGAAGTTCTTATCGAAATGGGGCATGAGGAACTAACAAAAGGGTGACAGTTAAAAGCCAAGTGGGCAGAAAGGGTTGTATGAAGCAGATATTATGTACTCTTATAGGAATGGTTGGAAGTATAGCGGTATCGCTGCTGGGTGGTTGGTCACCAGCCTTGCAGTATTTAATTCTTGCGATGATTATTGATTATATCAGCGGTCTTATCGTTGCAGGAGTTTTTCACGCATCGAAGAAGACGCAGAACGGTGCACTTGAAAGCCGCGTCGGATGGAAAGGGCTTTGCAGGAAGGTGTTCACACTTTCATTTGTGGTCATAGCAAGGGGTGTCGATATTTATCTTGGAGTTGATTATGTGAAGGAAGCAGTCATCATTGGATTCTTTACAAATGAAGTCATCAGTATCGTGGAAAATGCCGGACTGATGGGCGTTCCAATGCCGGTTATCGTCACCAGAGCTGTTGATCTGCTTACAACAAAGGCAGAAGCGAAAAAAGAATAATTTTATTGAAGTCCCGGTGTTTAACAGCACCGGGATTATTTATAGGGGGTGTGACATGAAAACCAGCCAGGAAGGCATAGACCAGATAAAAGAGTTTGAAGGCTGTTCTTTAAAAGCCTACTGGGATTATAAAGATTATTCCATCGGGTACGGACATCTTGGAGCCAAAGCAGGGCAGACCATAACAAAAGAGCAGGCAGAAGCGCTCCTCATGGCAGATCTTCCGTCCTATGAAGCTAAAGTTAATAAATATGATTCTATATATCACTGGACACAGAACGAGTTTGATGCGTTGGTTTCTTACGCTTACAATATTGGTTCCATCAAGGGGCTTGTGGATGATGGCAAGCGCTCAAGGGCTGAGATCATTGCTGACTGGCCGAACCATGACATGGCCGGAGGAAAGCATCTTGAAGTACTCAAAAAGCGGAGGCTTAAAGAACTGGCGCTTTTCACGAAAGGAGGAGACATGACGACATACGGAAAGAAAAGTATATTCGAGATGATAGAGGTTGCAGAGCAGTGTCTCGATTATCTTGAGAAGGCTACACTCTCAGATCTTGGAGATCTTACACCTGAAGGCAAGGTGAGAAATGCCGGATATAACAATTACACACTGTACTGGAAGTGGTACAACGAACTCACGCAGAAGAACTACCAGGGCGAACCGTACTGCATAGCATGGGTATGTCTTCAGTTTGTGAGAGCCTTCGGAAGCGATATAGGTAAGAAGCTTCTCCTCGGTGAGATATACATCTATTGCCCGACAGCCTATACGAATTTTAAGAATGCAAGACAGACATCCAGCACTCCGCACGTAGGAGACATTGTACTGTTCTGGAATAATTCCCTGGGCAGATATGCACACGCCGGACTTGTAGTGAAGGTGACCACAAACGGATATGTGACCTATGAGGCAAATACTTCATCCGGAAACAATGTTGTGGTGCGTAATGGCGGAGCCACAACACGGAAGAGCTACACCACAGGAGCAAACAAGGTTATTTTCTTGCGTCCGAATTATGCTGCTTATGGAATATCTATGGAAGCTGTCGAAGATGATTTTCAGAGTTATCCGGTACAGACAGGACAGATCGGCATCCATGCAAATGTGTCCATGAATGTTCGCTCAGGACCGGGTGTGAAGTATGACAAGGTTGGAAGTGTTGCTGAGAATAAGTATTTCAAGATCGACAAGAAGGCATTCGATGCAGACGGTACAAGATGGCTGCATTCCGAAGAGCTGGGCGGATGGGTATCCGGAAAGTATCTTGAAGGATGGATCCAGGAAGAGAGTGGCAAGTGGTGGTACCTGCTTTCGGATAACAAGTGGTATGTTGACCAGCTCGCAGTGATAGACGGACTGATCTATCTGTTCGATTCTGCCGGATACATGGTGACCGGAGAGACCATGGTGACATTAGTGCCGGATGCTTCCGGAGCTATCAGCCTGAAGGGAAAAGATAAGCAAAATTAATTGACTGATATTTAACTTAAAGCACTAACTAAAAAATTAAGTGAAATACATTTAAGTTAATTACAGATTGATTTAAGTTACTTTTGAATTATTGTGTCGATCTCGTGATTTTCTGTCCGATTTCACGAGATTTTCACGAGATAAAAAGCCGTTAACATTTGCAGACATTAAGATTTAAGGCGTGGGATTTCTCTCACGCCTTATTTTTGATTCTGTCTAACTGTACTTTGAACTATAGTATGATAAAGAGTAGTACACTGTCCGTACGATAATTCTTAGTTGCAAAAGATATTAGAATTGATTATAATCCACAAAATAATATTTTAAGAAATAGCTCTTGACTTTTGTGGTACAATTAGCTTATTAGAAGATTTTATTAAAGTCTATTACATAAAAATGATATAGACAATTATTAGAGTTTATCGCATCAGTTAAGAAACTAGGAAGGAGGAAAAATGCAAAAGTTAAGTGACAAGCATCTTGTTCAACTAATTGACGATTTTGCGTCCTTTGCTAGAAAAGAAATCCTTGGGGATGACTTAAAAAATAACAGATTATTCGATAAGGTTCAAGAAAGCGGAGTGAAACTATTTGGGATGTGCAATGATAAGTTCGACGGAATGTGCCTTTGGAATTCAGACAATAAACAGCCAGAAATATACTTAAATGTTGATCAGCCCAAAAATCGTAGACTTTTCACCTTAGCGCATGAACTTGGACACCTTTTTATAGACTATGGTTGGGCTCCAAACAAAAGCAGCATCAATAGTAAGGAAAAAGTACTATCAGTAAGCTTTAGAGATAAGGATAAATCTCAAGATACTGAAAATATAAATGAACGAATAGCAAATGAATTCGCAGGAGCATTTTTAATGCCAGAACAATTGGTAAAAAAAGTAATTTCAAGCCAGCAAGATCCACATGAAAAAATAGATAAAGTTGTGGAATATTTTGGAGTGACTGATAAGGCTGCCCTCAATAGGCTTATAATGTTAGGAATGGTTAATTTATCAAATGGAAAATAGCTCTATCGATAATCAATTTGATTCATTTTATAAAAAGATACAGGAGATAAATCGGCAGGCAAGCGAATATAAACCATATTTAGATGTTGATGAAGACGATATTAGCAAGGTATTTTCGAATGCTTGCGATTATAATTCGATAGAAAAGATAGAACGATCAGCAAAGGCTCATCGTCATGAAATTGTCAACAATTTGATTGAGAGCCTTTTAAAGCCGTTAAGTAACGAGCAAGAGAGCAAAAATTTCTATAGAAAAGTAATTCTAATAGTATTTTCGTTCTTCTTCCTTGGGGTAACGGTAGTAACTTTTGTGCTTTTGTTCATATTCTCTCAAAAAGGATTCAACAAATATACTGTAGAAGTGTCCAATATATTGATAACTGGCCTTTTTGTAAATATCGTAGGGCTTGCAGTTATTATATTCAAGTATTTATTCGATGATAAAAACTCGCTTCTTAAGGATATGATTCAATTAATAGCGAATACACTTAAAGGCGATTATGAGAAAGACAATTCAGGAAATTAGCATTGTAATTTAAAGGGGCCATAAAATGGTGTACGGCCAAATGCAGATGTGAATTTTTTGCAGGTATTACAGAATGCGTTAAAAGCAAAGTTGAATATGGAATGAAAATTGCCCAGCGGATTGCCCACCAAGGGAGGAGAACCGCATAAACACTGGATGGAAATGAAAAACGAGACAGGTTCGATCCCCGTCTCGCGCTTCTCAACTCCCAGAGGATTTCCTCTGGGAGTTTTCGCGTTCGACAGGGATCGAACCCAAGGGTTCGTCTCGGCTACCGCCTCGGTCGGCGCTGAGCGCATGCCAAAGGGCATGCAGCGCCCCCGTCTCGCGCTCTCACAGATGAATGGCTTAAAACCGTATGGAACATTGGCTTTCCTAAGGTTTTAAGCTATTTTTGTTTTCGCAGACGTTAATATTTTTTTTGTAAAGCAACAATTGTTTTGTTAAGATATGTCGGTTCTATATTTTTGAAAGAGGTGCGTTTATGGATAAGAAAATAATCGAAGAAAAAGCGCATGAGGTGTTGGAGACTGTAAAAGATACCGGCGATGCAGCAGTTGAGATAATCAGATTGGCTCAGACGCTTGGATTTGTAGTCGGGAATGCGATCTTTCATGGAGACGAAGACGGCTTTATAGTTGTCAAGGAGGGAGCAAGAGAGATCTTCGGACAGGAGACGGATAAATTAATAGGCGTAAGAGCTGATTGCAGTACTGAATGGAAAAGATTTATCATTGCTCATGAGATAGGTCACTATATATTGCATTATAATAGTGCTGAGAGCAAAGGCTTATATGCTCATAGAGATCACAGAAAAGGAAAGGGTCCTATAGAAAATGAAGCTGATTATTTTGCCGCCAATTTATTGATGCCTTCAGACAGATTTATCAAGAATTATGATGAGCTGTGTAATCTTTCAAGAGAAGAAAAGATACTGATTCTTGCCAAAAGGTTCAATGTAACAAGAAAGATGGTTGAACGAAGGTTTGAGGAGTTAAAACTCGATGAAGCGGTATGAGGACTTTCCTGAATCTTATTCCAGAATCAAACAGTCCCTGGGAAGAATTGATGGAATAGGCAGTGATGACAACATAAGTAATCCTTACATAGACGAATATACAACAAAAGAGCAGCATAGGCAGACAAAAGAAAGATAG